GCTCATAAATTTTACGTTGTTTGTATTCTTTCATTTTTTAACTTCCTCAAATGTATTAGTAGTATCTTTGTCGTGGCGGACTTCAACCAATGTAGGTAAAAACAATGACCACACATCAGAATTCTTACCTAAGATTAACTCATTGTATTTAACAGTTACAATTTTGCCCAAAACCAAATCTGGGTCTTCCCAATATGCTATTCGATCTTCTTCGGAAAATCCAGACACATCAGACACTAAAAATGTAACTGATGTTTTGATCATACCATCATCGGTGGCACACACAATAGATCCCAGTGTATTTGCATTTTTGGTGCCTTGACCGCCAGAATTGATATCAATAATTCTCAGATCGATCTCATTGAATTCTTTGAATTTCACAAGATGCTTAGAACGAGTATTTTCCCACGGTGCCTTTTTATTTTTAAGAATAGTTCCTTCTTCGCCATTGGCACGGGCTGCTTCAAATAATGCATTTGCTTCATCGAGTGAAAATACTTCTGTTGTTTCGGCAATTTGAATTGAAGGATAAACATCAACGTAACTTGCAAGAGCATCTAGTCTATTGCAATACGGACGAGTAGGATTGTCAGAATTGACAAGATCCCATGCGAGATAAATTGGATCATATTTCTGTTTGTCACTTGCCGTTAGTGTGCCCTTGATGGATTTTGATGCCAATCCATTGCTTTGTTTGCGGTTCAGTAATACTCCAGTGGTTGCATCTGCGAATACCAACTCACCATCGATGAAAGATGCGTGTCCAAATCCATCGTTTAGAATGCTATTCGACATCAGGCTACTAGCATCTTCGTGTACCGCATCAATGTCATAAAATAGTGAGCCGTTCCGTGTTTGCAATACCATTTTACCGAGTTTCGCAGACCATTGTGCGATCAATCGTGTGCCATCGTATTTCGTCTGTGAATACGCAGGATAAGAGATGTTAGCCAAATTCTTTACACTATTCTCTCGTGCCTTTATGCAAGGCACTTCGGGAATGAAATCATCACCCCAAATTTTATTAAATGTTTTGGTAGTTGCGCCAATGCGCAAATTCTTTAAGATTACACGTTGGAAAATATCAAGCATTTCTGGTGGCATTGATGGCATATATTCGAGTAGCGCGTTATATGAAGCGTTGCCTCGTAGGCCAACTGATGTAACATCTGTCTTGAACAGTTTAATGACATCAATCAAACTCATGTCATAATGCAACTGAGTAGTTATTGAAGATCCGAAGTTCGGCAATTGCTTAATGTAAAAATTATGACGAGGTGAACATGCCAGAAAAATCAATTCTTTTAGCAATGCATTATTGCGGTGTTCGTTCAAGATATCCAATTTGGACAACTTAGATGGCTCGCTTTCAAGGGCGAGCATTATTTGGTGGATCTCTTGAAATTCGTAAGACATATATGTTTCTCCTAAAAATAGTGACGACGGGTGCCGTCTGTATTATTAAATCTAGGGTCTTCAGCCCACGTGTCAACTGTAGGATAATGTTCTATTGATTGGCGAATACCGGGCAGTTCTCCCGTTGGTACTTCATCCAAACCAAGATACCTGAAGCCGTGGTAATTCTCAGAGCCGTGTAGAACGTTTTCCAAAAGGTGAATCATGCCCATTCGGGCTTCTGTGGAATGAGTCGAATATCGTAGAGATTGATTTACCATGTCACGAATGGTATCTACGGGGAATGTTTTTCTGGGCTTAGACATAATAATTCCATCCATTTAGTTAACGATGAAAGAAGTATATAGTAGTCACGATGTGATTGCAAGTGTTTATTGACACACAAACAAAAATGTCAGCCTAAAGGCTGACATCTTCTAATCCCGCTGCTCTCAATTTAACAATCGAATTGATTGAAAAGGATTTTTGTTCTAGTGCTTTTATGATTCCCATGAATTTATTACGAACAACAGCAAACTCATTCACAATATGACACATAGCGAGAACGTCTAGATCGGCATCTGCAAATTTCTCTTCCTCTCTACTAGACAGTACCTTGTTATAATGTTCAAAATATTGTCTGTATTTTGCTCCACGCACCCTACGCAACTCGATATTCAGGTATTCTAAAATAGATTCCATATCTTGTAGTTGTGAAAACCGTTCTTCAACTATACCCGGCATATCACGTGTGCTTTTTTCCAAGTTACCTTTCAAACTGATGTTATATCGAGATTCTATCCACTCTTGTTCATAATACTCAATGGCCAACGATACATTTCCAAGATCATTGCGGATTTCAGATAACCAGTTGGTACTCATTACTAATCCTCCCAATCTTCACCATCTGCCAAGTCAGCTTCTGATGTATAATGCTTTAGTGCCATATCCAACGAACTACAATTACCAGAGAGGTCTCCTGTATGCTCGTGAACATCACATAGTCCAGATTCATCCAGTACGGATAAAAATTGTTCTGCGGCATGGAATCTTTCTTTTTTTGGAATGAAATTTCTAACTCCTAGCCATATTTCCACAAATGATTCAGTTGGTGTGTTATGGTGCATAATTATTCCTCTGGGTCTGGTTGTTCCAATCCATTGGCTTCGTCATCAAATCTTTTGTGATTCCATTCATCAATAATAATATCTAACTTTTCATCTGTCCACTTTTTACGAAATTCTGAAATTTCTTCGCCAGTCGATGTGATGTATTTTAGTTTATTCCCTTGCTTTTGTAAAATGCCTTTTGACTCGAAAAATTCAATCAATCCACTGTATGGACTCATGCCCGTCTCGTATGGAATTTCTACTTGAACTCCCTCGAATGGTTTAGCGTAACGAGTTTTCATGATTTTACAAGCTGCACGGATACCATGCACTTGGGATGTTTTATTACCATCTGCATCGGTTTTGAGTTTTAATTTTTTCATCGCAACAACAATACTAGATGCATAAATGAAACCTTGGCCACCAGAAATCTTATCATCTGGATCAAACATATCCTGCGAAGCATACGTATGGTTCGTAGCTACCATGCCTATGTTGAATTCACCAAACAGGTTGACACTATTTCGCACTAGTGACGCAAGTGCTTTGGGCTTACGACCCATGTCACCCTTCATATCACCTTTATTGAATTGATCAACATCGGTTGGGGTTAATAGCATACCTAGTGAATCTACAACGAATAACACTTTCGGACGTTCTGATTCATCCTTATCTGCATAATCTGCTCGATATTCTTTCATAAAGTCTGATACTATTTTTGCAACATCATCAATCATCGCTACATTAAGTTTCAACAGTTTATCTGCATCGGTACTGACTCCGAGAGCATATAGCCACTTTTCATCAAGTGCATTTTCGGTATCAATCAATACTACAAAAATTCCCTGATCCTGTGCATTTTTGACAATATTACCAGAACAGATATACGATTTGCCTGAACCAGATTCTCCTGCAAATACTGTTACCTTTCCTAGAGGAATGCCCTTTGTGAACTCACCACTGATTAGTTTATTGAGACAAAAATTACCTGTACTGACCCATGTGTCTGGGTCACGAAAGCCGACACTCATACCCGGTACGCTTTTCGTTATATTCTTTCTAAATTTGCTAACATCAAATGCTCTAGCCATTTATTTCTCCTATTGTGTGGAATTAAGAGATTGGCAAGGACTGCCAATCTCTGATGTGTATCAACGTAGTTTATCGGTTACGGATTGCTGCTAGAATATCTGCTGCGCTTTTTTGACCTGTTTCAGCACCTGATGCGGATACTGTTTCTTTTACTTTTGGTTCTGCTTTTGCGTCTGGCTCAAAGGGAATATCATCAGTTGTGTCTGTGTTAGGCACAGATTGTGCTGTGATTTCGGTCTTTGTTGCGCCTTCAAACTGCATACCAGATGGACGGAAATATGCACCCCAACGTTCTGGATCATATAATTCTCCATCGAAACTAGCATGAAACATTTCTTCGATGATAGAAACTTCTTCTGGTGTTGGTTTTTTTGGCATGAACTCTTTAAGATCAAATAATCCATGATCTGCAATCGCATCACGTTCTTCTTGATTTAGACTGCGTTCCTTGCGGGCATATGATGATGTGCTATAATCTGCGTATTCACCTTTCTGGGTTTTGATAATTCGGAAATCAACACCTTGGTCATAATGACATGGCAATTCATCATAATCTGGACTCATCAGTGCAGTCTCGATGATTTTTTGGATACTAGGACTAACGATGAATCTGCGAATGCTGTTACGAGAAATGCCTTCACCTTCTTCGACCATAGTAGTTTCAGTTACGAATCCCTGATACAAGAACGACTTCTTCTTCCAATATTTCTTTGCTGTGTCTAAATTGGTATTAGCCTTATACATCGGTCTAATATCTCGTAGGACTGGACATGAGCCGATTGGTTCCCACATTTCCATGCAGGGAACCTGAACGATAACTTCCTTTCGTTCATCTTGACCTTTGATTCCAGAAAATGGAAGTCTGATCATTTGACGTTCTTTCCAAAAAAATACATTTTCTGGATCTGCGTCTGGTAAAAATCGGAGTGTAGTGCTAGTGCCACTGTCTATATTCCAGTGTGGGTAAATGGCGTTATCGAATGATGCGCCCTTGCTGCCTGATTTTGTTTGTTCTGCTTCTAATAATGCTGCGCGTAGTTCTGCTAATTTTGACATTTGGTTGTGCTCCTGAGTTAAACTGCCTGTGGTTACGTGCCAGAGTTATTTCTTGGTTACGTGCCTTAGTTTTAGTTGTTACTTGCCTTAATTGGGTCGCAACTTCTGTTACGACTCAAGTATTATTACATAGTTTTTTTATCTGTCAAATTTTAAAGTAAGTTCTTAATTCCGAACTTATTCAAAACAGCATGCAGAGATAAAACTGCATGTCTATCCATGCTTTCTGCGATGACAGATTCTTTTTCCATAACCATAGCATTATTGCTAATATAGGTTAATAGTTTTTCGGCCATCGTTTGGTGTGATGACTCCATATTGTAGATATCCTCGCCCAGAGATTCTAACATTCCCTGTAGCGAGGTATCTTCAACATACTTTGAAAGATAACCAGATAGTTCTGATAGACGCTGAATGTTATTCTCAAACTGCATGTTATCTGGACTATCTGGATCTTCATTGCATAGGGGCTCACGTAGTGCAATCCCCTCACTTGCTATGACTTTGTTGGCTAGGGTCTTGAACCTACCCAATCGTTCCTTACTTTCAGAAACTTGTTTAACCAATTTAGCGACATATGGCAATGACGATGATATATTTTCATCAAACGTTCTTACGGTAAATTTGTCTTTCAGTGAATCTACATTATCTTCATCCAATGCTTCTGGTGAATCTGTATATCCCTCAACAAATTTTGCATAGCCTTTCGGGCCACTAATTGATTTTAATGTTGTGCGGATATTGCCAATTTGTGTTGCCACATTTTCTACAATATCTGCCTGATCTTCACTAATGAGTGAATTCTGTTTTGCATATCTGCGAAATTTTTGCAGTTCTGCATATTCTTCTGATAGACTAATAATACGCTGACCGATATTATCGTATGGTAGTCCACCTTCTTTAACGTGACGTAACAATGCACGTCCCGCTGATAAATTATTGTGTGGCAGTTTAAATCGTTCGCCATCACCACTTTCAATGAAAATAGCGCCAATGTTTCGACTTCTGCTACCTCTGACTTCTTCGTCAACTACTTTGCGATGTCGTATGATCATTTTTGCATTTTCTAATTGCTGATAACTGCTTTTCTTTGATCCAAATGCTCGTGACATGCTTTCTTTCATATTCGCAGCCTGAACTGCTTGATATGCGAAATCCTTCGGTGTGATTTCCTTGCCAAATGTTCTGAGTGTGTATGCTACTAGATTACTGGATGCCAATTGACGGATGCTGTCTAATATAGGCTTTATACTAGTTACATCTGTTCCCTTACTGATATTCACTTTTAGGTTAGGCTGAGATTCTGATGGATTAAAATTGACCATCATTTTTATTTTTGGTATATAAAATCTACAAGCATTGGTCGGATCAATTGTACTCTTTCCTTCATCTGTGAATAATTTAAGAGCCAATCCATGTGACTTCAGTGTTTTGAAAATTTGTTCGCTAAAATTAGTTAAGTTAATCATAATAGTATTTATGCCTTTGTTATTAAATTATGCCAATTGGCATAGGTGATAGATAATCGTCATCACCAAATGTATCTCTCATGTCATCAAATGTCTGTTCGTCATAATGACTAATAATCAATGTCATTCTGACTACTAACAACAATGCCATGACTAAGTCATCTGTTTCGCCCTCTTTTGCTTTGAATGTCACACCAGATGCTACGAAATTTTTAACTTCTCTCAATGTATTGTTACTATTTATACTAAGTTTGTATGTTTCTAACCATTGCTTGAATTTCGCACATGCAGAAATTTTAGATGTGTTGGTAGTCGTAAATCCTTTTCGTTGTCTCCTAGAACTGCCATGTTTTTTTGGTTCTGATAAAAATACACCAGGAATGTGTTCCTCTCCTAATTCCTCAATGACAACCAATGCAGCTTCTCCCAATGTATTATTCTCAACGCTCCAATAAATCTCGGAGGACGGGGCGCATTTTCTTATATATTCGCATATCTCTCGTAGTATACGCACCTGTCCTTGCACTGGGGTTTTATTGTGCTGCCACTCTCCTACTTGACGCATTCCTGGTAGGGCGAATATTTGAATAGCAGCTGGGTCACCTCCAGTTCCGAGACTTGGATCAAGACCAATAACAAACGTGTTACCATCTTGAATATGTTCATAAAATCTAACCTGACCCAACTTGAAAAGTGGATCTTTTGTTTTCATATCTGTCATGAACATGCTATTGATTAATGTTTCGTCAAATGCAATAAATTCGCAGCCATGTTCACGACGAAATCTTTCCTCACCAATCTTGCCTTCTTCTTCAGCAGCCCATTCGTCATCACGTTCAGGATGTTCTCTCCAATCTACAATGTATGACTTAAACCCATTTTTCCCTAACAGTGTTTTATTACCAAATTCATCTATAGTATTACATGCAGATTTCCATATTTGAGCAAACTGATCATCGTCTTGGTTTGGTGTACTTGTTATAAAACATTTACCACCTGTACTCAACGTAGGTGATAATGATGTCCAGAACTCCTTGGCGACTCTAGGAGGGACGAATGCAAATTCGTCTAAGTAAACTAATGTCAATGATAGACCACGTCCTGTGTTCTCTGTGGTGGCCTGTGCGAGTATTCTAGATCCATTGTCAAACTCAATACTACCTTTATTGTACGCCGTTGTGCCTGCTCTGACGTGGTCTGGGCATGTCTCATACATAAACCGTATGCGCGACATGATTTCTTGGGCACCAGCGTACTTGTGTGCGGCGATTAGAATTGTACTATCTGGATTAAACATAGCATACCATAGTAGGTAGGCAGCTGCACATGTAGATTTTCCAGTTTGGCGGGGCAACATACTAATACTGTAGCGGTTATTGTGATACACATCTACCAATCGTTCTTGGTAACCATACATATCAAATTTCATCCTTCCCCTCACTGGGTGCTGAATATAACAATGATGTTTAATGAAATATTTTGGATCTACAGAGCATAATGTCAATTCTCGTAGTTCATTTACCGTCATTGATGTAGTAGTATGTGGTTTTTTTGTTAGATCGTTATTGGCTGCCATGAATTATCCCATAAGTTAATTGTATTTATACAAAAAATACCACTAATTAGTGGTATTTTTGGGGGAAATGCTTGGATTACATTTTGATTGGATAATCTAGAACCGTTCGTCAGGATCTTGTAGTTCGTCAAATGACCAACTATCTGCTTTTAGTCCGTATCTTTCTTCAAATTCTTCATCAGTCATGTCAGGAGTATAACCTGGAAAATACTTTTGAAGTCTTTTCAAATGATTTGCTTCTCTGGCAAATTCTGATCTCAGATCATCTTGTTCATCATCGTAATCATAATATGATTCGTGCATGTCGGGTCTTTTACGAGAACGCAGTAACTCAATAGCAATATCTGCTATTTTATTTAGACGATAAACGACAACATCAGTCTGTCTCGGTCTAGATGCTCGCATCACTGCAAAATCATAAACTCGTTCCAATATATCATCATTGACGTTTTTCAATCGTGATGTCAACGCTTTATCATTTTCGTCCTTCATATATTTGCGCAATGCTATTTCAGTCGAAGCAGCAGTAATTACATTTTCTGTCTGCATAGTTGCTTCTACCGATTCCATTATTGCCATCAAGGCCCTAATTTGTTCTGCTTCACTTTTCATACAATTACCTTATTTTTTGGATTTTTTCAATGCAGCATATTCTTCTTTCAATCGTTTGTGAATCTGGCGGTCGGTCTCTGCCATACTAACTGGCTGGCCTTTTGCTGCCATGTGTCTACGTAGACTCAAATCACCCTTGTCACTACTAGGAACTGGATGTTTGCGCTGCTTCCCGTCAAATTCAGCGGTGCTATTCGACCATTCTTCTTCCTCTTCTTCCAACTCGTCTTCTCCACTGAAAAGATTCATCATCGATCTCATGTCTTCTGTGGCATCATAGCTCTTTGCACGTGGTTCCATCAATTCAATTTCGCCATTATCCATCTCTGGCTCAAATGAATCTTCTTGGTAATCATCGAAATCGTCTGGTGATGGTAGTTCTGCTACTGGTTCAAATTCTGGATCGTATTCTAGTTCTGATGACTCATCTGGCGATACATCCATAGAACTGTCTAAATCCATAGAAGGATCCATATCCATAGAAGGATCCATATCCATATCCATTTCTGGTTCAAATTGTACTGGTGCAGGCGAAGGGATAATACCCGCTAGTGCCTGAAG